TGCCGCCCGCGCCAAAGAGCTCAACACCACATCGGACAACATGAAGGCCTTGGCCCGGACAAACCCGGACATGGTACTTTCGATGTTTTCTGGTGTCGTGCCGACCACCCCGGTCGTCCCTTCGACTGGCCTCACAAACCCGCCCCCTACCAAAATCAAAGGTCTGCAAATCGAGAAAGCTCCCGACGCCGTGAACGTAATCGGTGGTGGTGCTACTCAGACGCAGGTTATGACCGAGTGGAACCGGGTCAAGGCCAACACATATCAAAAACTTGGAGTTGAGGAGTAATAAATGCAACTCACCACAAACACTCAGTCCTTCGTTGAAGCGACTCAGTATTCGAACTTTATCCTGGGCAACCTGCATGACGGTCTTCTGCCAGAGACCTTCTACCGGAACGTTTCCGACTTCCTGCATGGTTCCACCCTGAACATCAAAACCATCGGTACGGTGACTATCCAGGACACGGCTGAAAACACCGCCCTGGTCTACACCCCAATCGAGTCCGGAAACATCACCTTCCAGATCACCGAGTTCAAAGGCAACGCTTGGTACGTTACCGATGTTCTGCGTGAGGACGGAAATCAGGTTGAAGCCCTGTCCGCCGCTTGGGCTGTTGAAGCAACCCGCGCCATGCAAGAGGTTTTCGAGACCGACTTCCTGGCTCAGGCAGCTGCCCCCTTCATCGCCGCTTCGGGCCCTGAGAATATCAACGGCTTCCCGCACTTCATCGTGTCGGGCGAGTCCAACGATGTCTTCGCGCTGTCCCACCTGGTGCAAATGCGTCTGTCCTTCGATAAGGCCAACGTCCCAACCCAGGGCCGTGTCGGTATTGTCGATCCGGTTGTTGAAGCAACCCTGAACGGTCTGGTGACCATCACCTCCACAGTGACTCCTTTCGCTGAGAACATTTTGCGCAACGGCCTGGCCGGCGGGATGCAGTTCTTCGGTGAGTGGATGGGCTGGGTGCTGATCAAATCCAATCGTCTGGCTATCGACGCCTCCGCGACTGATGGCTCCAACACCATTGCCTCCGCAATCATGAACCTGTTCATGTGTGTGCTTGACGACCAGACCAAACCTGTTATGGGTGCTTGGCGTCGGATGCCACGTGTTGAAGGTGAGCGTAATGCGAAACTTGGCCGTGACGAGTTCATCCAATCTGCCCGCTATGGCTTCGGCATTCAGCGGCGCGACACCCTTGGCTGCGTTGCCACGCACCAGACCAACATCTCCTAAGTCAGAAAGGATTTAGACTATGTCTTTTGAACAATCCCAGTTCGGCTTTGGCGGCAGCGTAACGGCCCAGGTGAATAACCACTACGGCCCGCGCTCGACCGGCAAAGCTGTGGGCGACAACCCAGCCAACGGCAAAATCCGGGAGCTCGTCATTGTCCTTGACTCCGAGGAGATCCTGGCAGGTGCCTTCCCGCTGATCGCCCCAACCCTCCCGGCCGGCTCGCGCGTTGAAGACGTGTTTGCCCAGGTCACCGAGGCCTTCGTAGTTGGCGGCACCAGCCCTGTGGTTGATGTCGGCACCGAGACCTCCGAAGCCACCAACGGCTTCACCATTACCGAGGCCCAACTGGAAGCAGTTGGCAACTACGATCTGACAGGCGCTCTGTCCGGTACGTGGTCCGGTGCGACCGGTCTTGTGGCTGATACCATTCTCGGTGTGGCAGGATCTGGCGGGACTTTCACCCTGACAGCTGCCGGCCGCGTGGTCATCACCATCCGGTACGTCCAACCATCGGCTTAATCTATCAGGGGGTCCATTCAGTTGGTCCCCCTTTCTTTTTCTATAGGAGGGCAGGATGCCTGAACACGTAGACATCGTAGACCCGGAAATCCATGAACCCAAAGGTATCGCCACAGCCTTGGTGGACAAAGTTTATGTCGCTGACGGAGCCGGAGCCGGAGCTTGGAAAACCGTACATGTGGCCGGGTCAGAGGATGACAACAACACCCTCTCAGCCTTGTCTCTTGCCACGGGGCCAACTAAAACCTATTTGACCAACAACTCTTTGGGGGCCTTTACCACTTCTGTCAACCGACTCCCCGGTAGGACAGATGTTTGGGACCCAGTGGGTATGGAGTTTGACTGGACCGATGCAGGTTACCAAATTGGGGACCACATTGAGATCCGGGTAGACGTTAATATCACCACCACGGGGGCCAACCGCACAATAAACTCTGCCATTGAATTGGCTATTGGCGGGACTGCTTACGAGCTTGATTTCGATCAGCTGGAGGTAAAGACCGCTGGCACTATTAACAACTACATCGTCCGCATGAAGTTTGACCTTGGAGACACCAATACTTTGGAAAACACCGGAAAGATTTTCATGCACTCAGACGGGGCAGGAGACTCAGTCTTCGTAAACGGTTGGCGTATTTTCATCAACCCCAAACACGCGTTGTTTGACTGATGGCTATTAAAAAGACGCTCCTCGAAATCGTCCAGAAGATCCTCTCCGAGATGGATGGGGATGAGGTCAATTCGATTGGAGACACAGAAGAGTCTGCACAGGTCACCCGGATTGTGGTGTCCACTTACGACAACATGATCAGCAACGGCACGTGGCCGCACACCCGGAGAGCAGTTACCTTGTCCAACAGCGGTGACAACCTTCTCCCAACCCACCTCACCCTCCCTGACAACGTTCGTGAACTCGTCTTCCTGAAGTACAACAATGCTCTGATTACCGAGACCGCTCGGGATTACCAGGAGGTGGAGTACCTGAAACCGGACGATTTCCTACGGGAGATTAACACCCGGGACAGTGACCAAGCTTCCGTAACGATTGTGATCGACCCATCGGGCACGGAGCTTCTAATCGACAACGAGACTATGCCAAGGTTTTTCACCAGCTTCGATGGGGAGACACTGGTATTCGACTCCTATGTTCTGAGTACCGAGGCCACCTTGCAGGCCAGCAATGTACAGGCAGTAGCCTTCATTCAACCGGAATTGCTGTTACTTGACACCGCGGTCCCTGACCTCCCGGTGGATGCCCAATCCATGCTGATCGAAGAGGCAACCAGCCGGTGCCAAGCGAAGATCCGGCAATTCAATGACGTAAAGTCTGAACAAGAGGCCGGCCGACAACGACGTTGGATGTCCGGTAAGTCCTGGCGTGTCAATGGTGGCATGTCTTACCCCAACTACGGGAAAAGAAAAAATGGCGCACGAAACAATCTACAAGAAGTACAAACTCGTAGGGGATAAAACCTACGGTATGGTCGGCATCCAAACGACCACGCGAGGCCCAGTGCCGGCAGAGTTGCAAGGGGCCTACACCAGTGAGACCAAGGCCCGGCAGGCCATTGACGCTCACCTGAATGGCCTCTCGACCAAACAGCGGGTGGCCAAGGTAGACCCTTTCGCCCATGCCAAGGAGGAAGCCGAACGGGCTGAATTCCTGGAATGGAAGAAGGCCAAACTACAGGCTCAGGTCGATGCCATGCGGCAGGAAGACAACGACACTCTGGACAAGCAAGAGAATGCCCAGAAAGAAGAGGCCGCCCTGGCCGCGGACACTCCCACTGAGGAGATCGCTAAGGCTGATGCTGAGCTCAAGGGCAGGCCAGTCGTGGAAAAACCAAAGAAGGTGAAGACGAATGGCAAGAAAAAGAGCTCAACTTCAGGTAAATAACTTCGCTGGGGGGTTGGTCACAGAGATCAATCCCCTCGAATACCCGCCTAATGTCTCCTTCTCGGAAGACAATATGGTCATCAACCGGGACAACAGCCGCCAGCGCCGCAAGGGGTACGATCTTGAGGGCAGCTTCGTCCTGATCGACACCGGCCTTGCCTTTGCTGGTCAACCCTCCCTACAAGGCTCCAGTCAATTTGAGTGGACAAACGCCGGGGGCGATCCGAACAAATCACTGATGGTGGTTCAAGTGGGCAACCATCTGGCCGTCTACGACCTCGACACCACCCCCCTTTCTAGCGCACAGCTTTATTCAACCACCTTTGACTCCTCCCTCTACTCCAACTCGTTCTCTTACGCAGTGGTGGATGGACTCTTGGTGTTTGTCACAGGAGCAAAAGATGTCCAAACTCTGGAATACAGTTCAGCGGGTAGTACGATTTCTGCTTCAACCTCCAACCTGCGAGTCCGTGATCTCTTCGGTGTGGAAGCCACCGTGTCCAGTGTCGTCATTACAAGCGCGCAGGAAACGGCAACACGACCGGCTACTACGGTTGATGGTCATACGTACAACCTTCGGAACCAGACGTTTGCAATCCCACGATACAATGGGGCAACGGAGACGCGCACTGACCCCATCACAGCCTTCACAGGCAGCGCTAAAAACTCTGCGGGACTCTTCCCATCAAACTCCGATAACGTCCTGCTTGCCTACTTTGCCGATGCCAACGATAGTGACGACCGGCTCACTGAAAGATACTTCCCGGATACCGCCCTTGCCAACCCCCCTGGTTCGGCCCGGGCCCCTACTGGATACTTTATCATCGACGCGCTGGAGCGTGGCGTAAGCCGTAAGTCCGAAATGGACGCCCTCCACGTGCGGGAGACAGCCCTGGGTAACACCATAACTTCACTTCCCGTCGATACCACTCCCAACGGAGCCGCCTGCATTGTTGAGTATGCCGGCCGCGTCTGGTACGGGGGCTTTTCGGGCGAAGTGTCAGGGTCTGATAGTCGCTCCCCCTTCCTTTCTTCCTACGTCATGTTCAGCCAACTCATCACCGATAGGACCGGCCTCACAGAGTGCTACCAGCAAGCGGACCCCACCTCACCGGTGGACAGCGAACTGGTTGACACCGATGGCGGGTTTATCCGGATTGATGGGGCATACGGCATCAAGGCCATGCGGAACCTGGGAGAAAGCCTCATCGTCTATGCCTCGAATGGTATCTGGGCGGTAGAGGGGGGAGACGCAGGGGGCTTTACAGCCACCAATTACCGCGTCACCAAGATCAACGACAAGGGTTGCGAAGGTGCGAACAGCGTCATCGTGACTGGGTCCACCTCAGTGTACTGGGGAAAGGAGGACATCCACGCCATCTCTCGTAATGAAGTTGGCGAGTGGGGCACAGACAACACCTCCTTCGACCGGATCAAAACCCTTTACGACGCCATCCCCCCTCTTTCCAAACAGATGGTCAGTGGACATTTCGATGAGACGAACGGAACTGCTCACTGGGTATACCCCGATGATACGGTAGACGGTGTCGCCTCCCGAGAACTCACCCTCACCCTGAAGCAATTGGCCTTCGCCCCCAACTCAATCCCTACAGTTGGCCTCACCCACCCACGCATTCTCACCTTGGCCGGCAGCCCGGACCTGGGCATCACGACAACCTCCCTTGTCGTTACGGTGGGTGGGGTCACGGTGACAGACAATGCTGTGACGGTGACGGTGGCCACAGATGAGATCACCCCACGGGTGAAGGAAATCTACTACGTTGTGGAGCCCGCCGACACGGACACGATCCAGTACACCTTCGCCTTGCGGGGGGCTGCTGGGTTCTACGACTGGTCTACTGACGGGGCCGGGGGTCCAGTGGACAGCCCAGCACACCTCCTGACAGGCTCCCTTACCGGTGGCCAGGCCCGGGAGAATAAGAATGCAAACTATCTCACCCTCTTCTTCAACAAGACGGAGTTGGTGGACCTATCAGGTGTGGACCTTTTCGAGTCCTCTTGCATTCTCAACTCCCAGTGGAACTGGACCGTGGGTAGCCAATCGGGCGTGTGGTCTTCCCCTCGCCAAGCCTACCGCTCAGCCATACCCCGGCTGGGCTCGACCATTGACCCCGTGGATAATGGGGAGAGTATGGTAATCACGAGGAACAAGATCCGGGGGTCCGGACACTCTGTCGCATTTAGGATGGAGTCCGAGCCCGGCAAGGGCATGCACATCTTCGGGTGGGCGTTCGATCTTCAAGCAGAGGACCAAGACTAATGAGTACATCCACAAGTATGAGGCTCTTTGAGACCGAGGAATATGCGGTGAGGCTGGAATATAACGGGGAGCACATCATCGTGCATCTCCTGCGTGCCAACGTCACCAAGGACTCGGTCGTGGACATGAGGGAGAGGCTGGAGTCTTTCAGCCACCTCTTCGCCACACTGGGCCACCCATGCTTGTGGGCGGCCATACCCCTGGAAGATACAATGACACAAAGACTGGCCTCCCTGCTCGGTTTCTCCGTTGAGAAGACTGAGGGTGAGTGGGTGGTCTTCAAATACGAGAGGAAAGCCTAGTGCCCATCGCGCTAAACATCATCGGCATTGTGGGCCAGTTCAAAGCCCTCAGCGAAAAACGTAAGGCAGCCCGAGCCCAAAAGAAATCACAAGCGATAGCGGGTGCCAATGAACAAACACGAAATACAATTGCCCGTCGGGCAGCTGCCAAGGAGGCCCGCCGTCGCCAAGCCGCAGTTCTGCAGAGCTCGGAGAATACGGGCGTACTCGGTAGCTCAGGTCAACTTGGCGCGGTGTCAGGCATTGAGGCTTCGTTCTCAAGCCAGGTGGCACAACAGCAGGGCAACCAGCTGGCAGCTGAGGGACAATCGGCAGCCAACCAAGAAGCCGCTGACGCCCTAACCCGGGCCGGCACAGCTGCAGGGGTTTCACAAATAGCTTTTGGCGCAGCTGACATGCTGCAGGACTCAGGAAAAACAATCTTCGGAGGAGGATAAAACATGGGACTCAAGCTGAGTAACTTTGAAGCGACCGGGGGCCTGGAGCTCGACACGTGGCCCACCCCCGCCCGTGAAGGTGTGCGGCTGTCGGACAACACCACAGCCACCCTCGCCGCCACAGACACCATGCTCAGTGGGTCTTCTCTTGAGGATTTTGAGCCCACCCAAGCCCAGCTGACCAACATGGAAGGCCGGTCGGAGTTTCTGCGTAAGAACGTAGCACTCCGGGATGCAGCCTTTTCCCGCGCCCTTGAAGAAGTGCCGGCGATTATTAGCGACCCACAAGGCCCAGTCGAGACCAAGATTTTGGCGATGAATGCTCTGCAGCGTGACCCCAACACAGACCGAAACACTCCCCTCCACATGGAGGACGAGCTTGCTGTAGAGGCCGCAGTGGCCCCGGGCACGTTGGGTGAGACAGAAGAAACCGACGAATACCGGTCTGCCATGATCGACATCATCCCCCAGGTTAACGCCCGCAAGAGGTTGGCCCAGCAATCCATTAACGCACTGGGCCTAGGCCAAGACGGAATGGGTGCCCAGGTTTGGGACATGGTTGAATTCGTTGCCCCCTTCGCGGAGTGGATCAATATCGACCGGCTCCTGGCTGACATGAATGAGGGAGATGCCCAGACGGGTTTCCTCGGGGAGCAGAAGCGTGCTCTCTTCAACCAGATCAAGTCCCTGCCCCTGAATGAGCGTGCTGAATTCACCGAAAAAGTCTTGGAGATGGTGCAGGCTCACGACACAATGGTGCTGGGCTCGAACGATCTGGTCACCCTCGACATCCTCGACAAGATGGTGGCAGGTGGACAGTACTCAGACACAGAGTATTGGTTTGATCAAGTCACATCTATGTTGGAGGCCGTAGGGGTGGGCATGCTCGCTCGCGGGGCACTGGGTGGCCTAAGGGTCGCTCGTGTCACCGAGAAGGCGGCACAGGCAGCCAGAACAGCCTCTGAGGTAGCAACGCGGGGTCCCGACGGCTCCCGTGCAGTAGAAACAGCACTTGATGGAGAAATTCTTAGTGGCGCACCGGCAACAGTCAAGCCCTCAACGGACATCCTGGACAACACGATTGACGGGGAGTTTGAGGAAATTTTCCGGCTTGATGGCCCTGCTGGCCAAACTGAGTTGCCCCGCACCGAGGTACTTGATGGGGAGATCCTCTCGCCAGCTCCAAGCACCGAACGAGCTTTCCAGCCCCCAGCTGTCAGCGACACAATTGAGGGAACAGCAACGGAAATCTTCCGCGTCGAAGGTCAACGACAGATCGAAGGCCCGGGTGGAAAACTTGAGGGCCCTGGCCCGCAGGGACAACTTCCAGCACCACAAAAGCAACTAGGTAAGCCACCCCTCCTGATTGAGGGGCCAGCCAGTCGCGAGGCTATGCGTAAAGCCATGCGGGATAGCACCCTCTCAGATGTCTCCCCTGTCTCACCCTCACAGATCGTGAAGGATGGAGCCCCAGAGGAAGCCCGGGTGTTGAGCCAGATGGCCCACTCGGATAGCACAGGGAGGGCGGCCAGAGCCACACACGCTTCTTCGCAAGAGGATGCAGTGGCCAAGGACCTCCTGCCCGAGCCCGCCCAAGGCGACGGGTCCATTCCCAACAAGGTAAACCATGACTCAGGCCCTCAGTTTGAGGAGCCAATCGAATTCCAAACACTGCGGCAGAAGGAGGGTGACACAGCCCTGACCGATGCTGAGGTGGTTCGGGTGAGAGAGAAGCTGGTGAACGGACTGGAGGACGTAGAGGGTTTCAATCTGCGTAAAGAGAGCGTCGTCATTTCCCCCAAGAAAATTGGCGGGGTTGAGACAGGCGCAGCAGTGGTCCGAGCAATCTACACGCCCATCGACAGCGGGTTCCGCACAGTCGGTCGGGCAATTGAAAACTCCCTGTACGCCCTGAGGAAGTATGGCGTGAAAGAGGAAGACCTCACCTTGTATCGCCGCTCAGGTGAAAAGTGGGTGAAGACAGACAGAAAAACTGAGCAGGCAAGGGATCTGATCAGGGAAGCAGCTCGCAAGGGTAAGAAACGCATCCCCGAGGAGGCCCGTGAGTCCGATTATGCCGTGGGCATGGAGTTCGATTACGAATTCCGGCCGGGTGACTTGAATGAATGGGACATGCTCGGTATCAACCGGCTCGCCAGCTGGATGGACCAGGTGATGCCCACCCAAATATGGGCTAAGCTGAGCCAAGGCTCCATCGTTCAGAACCTCATGGACAGCGCAATGGTGCTCGACGCCAAGCGTGTGATCGGTCCCGGTGTAGCAGCCGTGGACAAGGGGCACGCCTTCAAGGCTATGGCCGCTACAATGTTCGAGAAGTTCGCCAAAGGCTATGCCGGCCTCAAGCTCCCACGCCGGGTGCTGATGAGGAAGTACATTGAGGACGCCAACTTCGAAGGCATCCGGTTCTCGGTGAACGATCTACTGGCCCGGGGCTTTGAGAACAGTGAGATCGAAATGCTCCGAGAGTGGCGCAAATCGAATGACTCCATGTGGCGTGCAGCCAATGATGACTTGGGCGAGACCCTGTCCTCCAACGGCTGGGGTATGTTCACCCACAAGAACTCCGACACCGCCATGGTGGCCCGGGGTATCCAAAAGGGTGAGGTCGATATGTCCACGGGCATTTACGATCCGGTCAACGGCATGCACATCAACTCCAACGACATTGATTTGGACGCCCTCTACGCCAACAAAGGTGAAATCGTCCGCACACCAGAGCCTTTCGAGGTGGATGGTGTCTGGGTAGAGCAGATCATCAACCAAAACACTCCTGACAGCGGGTTTATTCGTCGCATCAATCGCGGGGACCCGGTGTTGTCCTATCGTGAGGGGTACTATCCCGTCATGTACGATGCAAAGTTCTTCATCCGCAAGGAAATCAGGGTGGGGAACTCTGTCAGAAACAAAACCATTGCCACGGTGAATTCCATGGAAGACCTCAAGGCTGTTATGAAGCAGCTGCAGGAGTCCGATACCGAGGCCGTGTTCAACTTCCGCAAGGATCGGCGCATCACCAGCAGCCGGCTTAATCAACTTGAGGATGGTTCCTGGTCTCAGGCGTCCAGTTCGGGTATGACCATGCAGCGTATCCGCGGCAAGCGTCTCTCGGATGAGGGCACTGATCTGCACAAAATGGGTCGGTCAAACCTAGTAGATCCCCTGGAAGCAGTTGGCCAACAGATCGGTCAGATGTCTCAGCGGGTCAGCACACGTCGCTACCTTGAGACAATCAAGACACGGTGGATGAAAAACTACGGCAGATACCTCGACCTCCCACGCGACCACTTCGGTAGAGAGATGACCCCAGCGAACGCCTCCAAGGTTGTTGGCAAGGGCGGTGTCAACACCAAGATGGTCGGGGAAGCCCGGACAATGCTCAACCACATCACTGTGCTGGAGAACGGATACATCAACGGCATTGACGCTGGTTGGAAGTCCGTTATGTCAGGTATGAGTGATTGGATGGGTACACTGGGTGGGACCAAACTGGAGAAGGCTTTCAACGCTGCCTCCAAGGAAGCCCCGATGGCTGAGCTCAAAATGGTCACGTTCAAACTGCTGCTCGGGTCCAACCCGTTCCGACAGCTGGTGATCCAGTCTGCACAGAACATCCAACTTCTTGCGATCAACCCCAAGTACGTCACGACCAAAATGATCCCCGACCTCCTTGAAATGACCAAAGCCCAGTACGGGTGGAAAGCCTCAGCGGAGGGAACAGAGCTCTGGAACGATATTCGCAACAGCGGTGTCTTACAGGCGATTGACTCCAACAGCCTCGTCCGCTCTGAGATGATGCGGCTGGCGGACATCACTTTGAAGGACAAGGCCCTGACACTGGCCGGGAAACCCCTCGACTTCCTGCAAAAGGTAGGTTTCGATGTGGCGGAGGAACACGTCCTCATCTTCTCGTGGATGGCTCACAGGGACATGGCGATCAGCGCCGGCAAGAACTTCAAGTCCGCACGTGTGCAGGAAGAGACCTTGGCAGCTGCCCGGGCGTTCACCTATAACATGAACCGCGGCGGGGAGATGGCTTACAACAAGAATACGTTGTCACTCATCACTCAATTCTTCCAGGTCCAACACAAGGCAATGTCGGCAATGTCGTTTAACAAGAACCTCTCTGTGAAGGACCGGGTTAAACTCCTGGGCTTCAACACAGTGGCGTTCGGTGTTAGCGCGACCCCCTTCGCCGCCCTGTACGCCCTCATCCCGGAGTCTGTTGGGGTGGGTGGAGAGCGGACTGATAATCAGCAGTTGCTGGTGGATGGCCTCATTGACGTGGCCTTCAACAAGGTGCTCTCTACACTCTCCGGACAAGACGTTGAGATTGACTTCAGCGATTTGGCCCCGGGCAATGTGGTTGAAATGACCGATGCCTTCGCCTCCATCTTCCACACGAATTTGATGGATGCAGTGGCCAACTCTCCCGGCGGCTCTATGCTGTTCGGGGGCAACCCTCGTATCTCGAACGTGTTCGGGACAGCAATGCGGTGGTTTGGGTTTGGCGACTTTGAAGATCCTCTCCTTGAGACCAACTTCAGTGACGTGGCTATTGCTGCGGCACACACCTTCTCAGGATTCTCCAATGCGTTCAAGGCCTACATGGCTTGGCAAACTGGCAAGAAGATGAGCAGCCGGGGCAACATCACCGACGAAGATGTCAGCCTCATTGAAGCGGCAGGCCAGTTGTTTGGAATGCGGACCAAGACAGAGTCCGGCACACAGCGGGTGAAGGAAATCATCTACGGAGACACTGTCACCGCAGAGATGAACGAGGACATGGAGAAGTTCTGGCAAGAGCTCACCATGCAGCTGGCCCGCAAAGGTCAGTCGGTCAGAGAAGCTGGCATGGCACAAGCGGTAATGAACGCTGGTGCTGCAGTGTTTGCCGATGCCAATCGTTTCGGCTGGGTGGAGTTTCTGCAAAGCAAACTCGACAGGTCTGGCGAACAAGGCGACTGGAAAACTACCGAGCTCCTTTTGCAGAGGGCCGGCAAGCTCTCGAAGAAGGACATGTGGGAAGCGATCAACGCTCTCCCAGTTGGTAGTCATAGCCGGACGGTCTTGACGCAAGTAATGAAAGACATTGAGGAGATGAAATGATGGATTTTGGTGAAGCAATTCGCGAAATGAAGGGGGGCCGTAAGGTGTCCCGAAAGGGTTGGAACGGGAAGGGGATGTGGGTATGCCTCATACTCCCCGGTAACGCAATGGCCCACGGTTTACCCATGCAACCTTGCTTTGGCATGGCTACGGCAGTTTCTGAGATGCAACCCGGCTGGCTGGCCTCACAAGCCGACATGTTGGCCGAAGATTGGGATTTGGTAGGGAGTTAACACATGGCAGAATTTGGTGTAGAGGCCACAACCGTAGCCCCAATTGCCAATGCAGTCACACCAAAGCGGGGGGTCCAAGCACCCTCTGCGATGGAGGCTGTTTCCGGTATCTTCGGGAGGGCTAAACAGCTCTTCGAAGGAGCACAAGCCGGCAAGGCAAACCAAGCCGTTTCCGACTTCGAGCAACTCCAGTTGTCTGAGGCCGCAGCGGTAGACCAGGGGTTGAGGTCTTCCTCAGCTGCCCGGTCACGAACACGACTGAATTTGATGCAAGCCCTCAACGACAACCCCGGCGCAAGGGACGAGTTGTGGCAGGCACACACAAGAGTACTGGGCACCACAGGTGCTGGTAAAATCATCGACACAGGCTCACAAGAGGAACGTGAGTTCGAGACCCGCAAGTCAGCCCTGATTAGTGCCGGTCTGATCGGTTTGAATGCAACAGAGGACGAGGTGGTAGAGGCGAACCAATTCTTCGTCCAGTCCACAGCAGCCACAGAACGTTTCCAAATCCAGAAGCGTACCCTGGAGATGCAGGCCCAGGCTCAGAAGATTGACGCGGCTGAGGCCAAACGTCAACTGGCTGAGCTTGAGCAGTCCTATTTCACAGAGCTTCAGCCTGCCAAGGTGCAGATCCTGACCACCCAGTTCAACTCCCTTTTCGGGCAAGGACTGTCGGCGGCAGACAACCTGACTTCCATTAACGGCATGGAGGCCGCCTTCATGGAGGAGGTCAGCGCTATTGGCTCCAGCCTCACGTCTCAACAGTCTGGCTTCTTCATGAAACCATTCGAGCTCCTGTTTGACAACGCACGTCGCCGGGCCACGGGTGAGATCAGCGACCAAGAACGCATCCGCCGGAATGAGCGCACCATGGAAGGCTTGAAAGAGATCGCCCTGTCCAACCCCAAACTGGCACGTGTGGCAATGGCTCAACAGCTGTTCCCAGACTTCGTCAAGGGGCAGGATCGGTTTGACGCATGGAACGGCGTGGCCACCTTCCTCGCTGGGAATGACCCTGCGTCTAACGGTTCGACATTGCCGGCAGTTACCGAGCTCAACAGCGCCAAGGAAGTCACAGCTTACTTCAACCTTCTGTCAGCCGGATCACAGTCGGACGACCCAGAGGCAGTGACCTCTGCATTCGGTCAGTTGAACAAGGTGCTGGAAAGCATTGCAGACAGCGAAGGTGCCATCGGCCGAGACCCTGAGTCCGTCATCGCTATGGTGGAATTCTTGGGCTCCCCAAGCTTCCTGAAGATGTCGGCCAACACCGACCTCTCCGTCAACATGCAAGCCGCCCGGGAAGTCCTGGGCCGTCAGTATGAGAACGAAGTATTCGGAATGGTTAAGTCCGAGTTTACCAACCGACAGGTGGTCTACCTGGACCCAGCCAAGTTCCTGGAGGGCGGCGGACAGCGTACAAGTCAGAAGCCTGTGTCAGGTATGGTTGAAGCCCGGGGTGCACCTGAGGGTGTCCGGTTCTTCGCCATTGACCCCAGCGATACTACGTCCCGTCAACAGGCTGAGCGTCTGAATGGTAAACTGGCTTCCATCATCAACACAACTGTACGGGCAGCTGCACACATGCAAGGGTCCAGTAACTACCAGCAGGAATTCGAAAGCCTGGCCGAACAATACCTCGGCGGTGGTGCAGTTAGTGGTGGAGTCGGTGAAGATGACTTGGCCGGTGGAGAAGGCGACGACGATTTGGAACTGGGTGACTTCGTGTTTCCCTCCATCCAGTCTGACGCCCTTCCTGCGGAGGTAGCCGACGACATACAATTCCTTAGTGCGACAGAGGAGCTGGCAGCCAAGTACGAAATTGGCCCAGAGGTCCTTATGGCAGTGATGGACTTTGAGACAGGAGGCACATTCAGCCCAGCACAGAAGAACGCTGCGGGCTCCGGGGCGACAGGGCTTATCCAATTCCTGACCACTACGGCCAAGAACCTGGGTACGACTACTGAGGCCTTGTCGAAAATGTCACGACTGGAGCAGTTGGGTTTCGTTGAGAAATACCTTGACCAGTTCAAAGGCAAGATCACGGGTGGCGATGCATCTGATGTCTATATGGCAGTGCTGTTCCCCCGCGCAATCGACAAACCAGACAGTTACGTCCTGTTCACATCAGGCACCAGAGCCTACCGGCAGAACAAAGGCCTTGACCTGAACGGTGACGGCACAATCACAAAAGCTGAGGCCGCACGCGAGGTGGTCAGCAGAGTAGGGAAATATGCAACCTAGTAATCTCCAGATCATCAAGAAGAGTGAGGGCCTTCGCCTTCACGCATACATGCCTACCCCCAACGACCGACCCACAATCGGCTGGGGGCACACCAAAGGCGTCAAGATGGGGGACGTTATCACCCTGGCACAAGCCGAGGCGTTCCTCCTTGAGGACGTAAGGGATGCCCAGTCCGCGGTGGACCGTCTGGTTAAAGTACCCCTGACCCAGGGGCAGTACGACGCCCTCATCAGCTTCACGTTTAACCTGGGTGAGGGGAATTTACGTTCCTCCACCCTCCTGAAGAAGCTGAACAAGGGTGACTACGATGGGTGTGCCCAACAGTTCGGTCGCTGGGTGTACCAGAAGAAGATTTTGCTCCCAGGCTTGGTCACACGACGCAGAGAAGAGATGGATTTGTTCCTCTCGACCGGTGTTGCACGTGATCCAGGGACTATGTTGGGTGCCACAGCGACCATTGAGCCGCA